GATTTGTTTTTTTTTTGGTTTAACCGCCAGTGATAGTCAGAGTTTCGCTGAACTCAGGCTTCTTGGTAAAGATACAGTTGATGGTCATTTCCACGACCTCGTCAACACCAAAGCCAGACAGGCCAACCTGATGCATACCCTGCCAAGAAAAGCCGGATCCGTCCTGCATTTTCAGTGCGTAGTACTTGACGGCATTGCTTTCGGAAGTCTCGTCATAGCCAGCTTCCTTGACTTTCTTGTAGTCATCCTTGTTGTAGTTGGCGGTAAAGGACTTTGTGTCGCTCTGGATAATACCGAAGATGTTGACCTGCATGGGGTCAGATAGAGTGGTTGCATCCAGAAGGTTCGGCTCAGAGATCAGGTCGGGAACATCCTTGATGTCGCACAGCTTCGTCAGAGCGGTTGCGCTGTCGCCACAATACAGGGTGGTATTCAGACCGGAGATAGCAGTACTCATAGAATGTTTACCTCCTTAGTTTCGGTAAATCATTCCGTCCTCTCCGATTGTTGCCCCGTAACTGCAATCAATCCGATAGACGGAATTGTTGTACAGCCCATTCAACGGGGCAAACGATTTTCGATAAAAATTGAGCGGTTCCAATACAGAATCTACGATGCCCACAATGGAGCGTGCTTCTGAAATGCGTCCGCTGGTTTTGTTGGAATAGACACGCACACGCAGGGAAACAGCAGCGTACTTGCTTCGGCTGGCAGAATCCCGGTGAACCGGGAGGTTGCTGTTTTCCTCTATCTGTACACACGGAAACTTTTTGACGTTGCTGTCGTTGATTTCACCAGTAACAAAAATGCCGGGAACCTGTTTCCGAAGTTCGGTCGCAACAGCCGTAAAGATAGAGTTGAAATAATCAATCAACTATTCCAAACCTCCCTCCACGTTGCTTCGACTTGAGAAGCCATTTCCTCAACAGCTCCCCACATAGCCATAGCTGGCTCGTTGCCGCTGGTGTAATTCAACTGGCCTTTACCATCCACCTGTTTGACAGGCGTGCCAGCATTGCCGGATTCTCCGTAGTAGTACCATCTGCGGTTTGCGCCTTGCCCTTTGCCGTAGGAGCCATGCGCACCAACACCGGGCGGTAGTTCGCCGCCATATCCGTTGTGATGTGCGCCAGTGCCAAACTCGATAAAGGCGACCGCTTTGCCTTCTGCAACGATGGTGCAAGTCTTGTCTTTTTGGTTAATATGGCATTTCACGTCATTTGAGCCAGCGTATTCCGCATTAGCGAAACGCACCTTTGCGACTTCAAGCCCCAGCCACGAAAGGCGAAAAGCAAACGCTCTAGCTTTCTTGTTCAGGGTGGTCTTGTACTCCTGTATCTGACGTTCCGCATCACGGAGTCCGGCATCGCTCAACCTCACTTTAATTTTCACTTGTAGCCACCTCTTTTAGCGCATACAACGTGTCTGTAATATGCTCTGCGACTTTGACCACAGTGTAATTGAAGGGCTTTGAAATGTCCGTCTGAAACCAGACGTGTGTACCTTCATAAAGCGGTGTGTTGCGCTTTTTGCTGGACGAGCTGACAACGTAGCTATAATCCGTAAATGCTCCAAAAGGGCTTGCTTCCGCAGAACCAGTAGGCGGGCTGACATTCAGCATCAGCTTTGCGGGGTCGCTCCACGTCTGCGATGTTTCGCCGGTTTCGTTTCCCCACTCGTCCACAACAGGCGTTTTCTCGCCAACAGGGTTTGAATACCACAGCGGGCGTTTATCCAGCGGGCTTCCATTGAACATCAGCCGATAACACCTACTCTCGGAACTACTTCATTCAACAGGGACTGCGCCACATCGGAACTTTCCCACACACGAGTAATGCCGTTGTTGGTATAGCTCGTCTGCCCGTTTGCGCCGATGTGGTTGTACAGTTCCGCTGCAATGCGTATCTGCAACGACTGATATTGCAAGGGCAACTCGTCCGGTCTGTTGCCGAAGGGGTAGCCCTGCGCAAATATCTTGTCTTTGGCGAAATCAAGCAGCAGGTCGAAGAGTGGGTAGTCCTCGTCCGTGATTTCACGGTCAAGTGCAGGAGCGATGTACTGCCCCAGCTTGACTGCCGCTTCGGAATACTGGTCTCCCATGCTGCTTTCCTCCTTTCGCCTTAGTAAGCCTTGATGCAGTACACAGCGTCCATGCGCTCAAAGGACGGCAGGACGATTTCAGAAGCATAGACGTTGGCGTTGACCGGGTGAACGGTCAGCTCAGTGGTGATGGCAACGCCAGTGTTCACGATGGACACGGATGCACCAGACTGACCGGACAGCAGGTCGGCTTCCTCAGGAGTAGTGCCGTACCAAGTGCTGCCCAGAGCGCCAGAAGGAGCAACCACCACCATGCCATCGGGCAGATACTTCTCGCTTGCGCTGTACTGGTCTGCCTTGAACATCTTGTCGTACAGATGGATGGTCAGACCGGTTGCAGATTCGACAATCTGCCGTGCTTCGGCATCCAGCAGAACGGCGTTTGCCTTTGCGGTGACAGTCATAAACCGATTCTTCACCTCGTCCGCAGCAATCATGTTGCGGAAGGTGGCGGTGTTCATGTACACCTCAGTCACAACCTCGCCAACGCTTGCCAGAACAGCATCCTTTGCAGCGTTCAGGTCAGCAATGGGGGTGGCGGTGGCGACGTTCCACTTGGACTTTGCGACAGAGACTTCCTTGTAGTTGGTGGACTTCCAAGTGCCGTCCGGGTCGTAGTTGTAGGTGTAGTTCACGCCGTTTGCCTTGATGGTGATGCCCGGAACGCCATTGGCGGGAGCCAGCAGCTGCCAGATCATGCGCTCAGGAACGATACGAGCGCCAGTGATAAGCTGTGCGGTGTCATCGTACAGACGGTTCATCACATCACGGGCATAGGGGTCGTTGCTGTCCAGAACACGCAGGATTTCCTGACGGTCTTTCTCGCCCAGATGGTAGCCCTCGCGGAAGAACGGCATCTCGGTCTCATCGAACTTGAAGCCCTCACGGGTGCGGAACGTAGCCTTTGCGTCAAATGCGCTGGGCATCAGGGAAACGCCAACGCCCTTGTGACCACGCAGCCACTTCAGGTCGAGACCGGCCTTCTTCTTGGCGGGAAACAGTGCATCAGATGCAAAGGGCATCGCGTTGGTAGGGTCATTCGTCCAATAGGCGGCAATCGCAGCCGGGGCAAAGACTTCCTTAAGATTCAGTGCCATGTTGTTTTACCTCCTATTAAGCGTTCACGCTGATGTTGTCACGGCAGAAGATGCCAGGAATGGCAGTCTTGAGCGCAGTAACCGCATCAGAATCATAGGTGAAGCCAGAGCTTGCGGCAGCCTTTTTGGTGTCGATAACGCCACGAATCAGCAGGGAAGCATTGGGGTTCTCTGCCGGGTCAACGTCATACAACAGAATGCCGTCTGCGGTGGCAGAAGTTGCCTTCTTGCCAGCCAGCGTCATGGGATAGCCAGCCTTAACCGTAGCAGCTTCGGTCACGGTAAAGGGGATGGCGGTGTAGTCATTGGAAGCAAGGATGGTATCGTTGATTCCGTTGACCGTGTTTCGGGTAAACTTCATGTTTTCCTCCTTGTTAATGGAAAGCACTCATTGCGTCACTCGATGCCTTAGAAGCATTTGCGTTCTGCTGTGCAAGGCTCTTAGCAAACGCCACGCCCTCACTGTCAGAACCGCCCTTGCCATCCGCACCCGGAGGTGTGGGCATATCCTTCAGCAGAGAAGCCTTGTAAGCGGTGTCGTGGGCGGTCATAAATTCCGACTGGAACTTAAACACCTTGTCCATGTCACCGTCAGCCAGTGCAGACGCAGCCTTGTTGGCAAGTTCAGCGTCATAACCCTGTGAAACGAACTTCTCACGGTAAGATGCAAGGGTCTTTTCCTTGACGAGGTTTTCCTTGTCGGCAGTCAAGGCTTCAATCTGCTTCTGCATCTCTGCCAGCTTGTCAGCCTGTTCCTGTGCAGCATTCTCGTCATCGGTGCGCTTTGCCTTGAGCTGCTTCTTGTACTCAGCAGCTTCGCCATTGGCTTTTGTCACGGCGTTGCGCAGCTTCTCGACCTCTGCGCTAGGGTCTGCAACTTTTTCAAGCGCAGAAATGATTTCATCGGCGGTCATGCCCTCTTTGTAGGCATCACCAAGTAACGCTTTGTAGTTCATATCGTTAATTTCCTCCTGCGTTTTTTTACCGTTGCTTCCCTGCAACGCTGCGAAATTTGTATCCCGGCTTCCCTGCCGTATTTATAGCAAAGGATTATTCACCCTCTGTTTCTTTATTGGTATCGGTAGACTGTTTGTCTGCCATGTTCTCGGCATTTGTGTCGGCAACATCCTGTTTAGGCTGTTCCTGTGGCTTCGGTGCTTTCCCATCCTTACCCAGCTTGCCAGCGGCAATCAGGAAAGGCTTGCTCATTTCGTAAGCAGCCTGCGGGTCAGGGAACAGACCGGGCGTAGTGAACGCCAACTGCGGGTCAATCGGCTGCTGAATCATCTGCGCAAAAATCTGAACCTTGCTCTGCTGGTTGTCATACTGGCGGCGGGGCAGCTTGATGTTGATGTCACTTGCCATCAGCTTAGAACCAGCCGTATCACGCAAGATTTTCAGCATTACAGACAGGCTCTGACGCTCAGCATGCTTGAACATATTCTCGTACTGCTGCGCCCTTGCTTCGGTGTGATTCCAGCCATTACGGACAATGACTGCGCCCACGTTGTCAGATGTCGCGTTCTCGCTTCCAGTGGCACTAGGCATGGCAGTCAGACTGCGGTACACGTTCAGCATAGAATCAAGCAAGGTCTGGCTCTGCTGCTGGTCAAGCTCGTTTGCAATCTGCGACACAGAAGCGGGCAGACCAGAAGTGGATTTCAGGCACATTGCGCCAAGTTCCTTCACTTGGTCGAGAGCGTCCTTGTCCACAAGGCAGTTGGTAAACACCATGATGGATTGGATGAATTGCGCCACGCCGTCCAAACGGTTGCTTTCAAGGTCGTTGATGGCATCCAGCACAGGGATAGCCGGTTCAAACAAACCCATTCGCTCCGGGTTCAGCTTGTATTCGACCATCGGCAGCATTCCAAGAGAATGGTTCTCCGATTTCGTAACCTTGCCGTTGTCGATTTCAAAGTACTGGTTTGGTGTATACACGCAAATTAGGTCGTTCAGGTCATTCTGATAATTGCGTGGGATGTGCAGAATGTTAGCGATGGGCTTGTGACCGATGCCGGAGTTGTAAATCACATACGCCATATCCGGGTCGGGAACATCCACCAGTAGGGGCGTTTCGTCCGGGTAGTTGCCGTTGTACCCCTTATCAGGGAGAACAATGCGGTATCCCTGTCCGCACTCCAGCATCCACTGCCAGAGCCGCCGATCAAGCGCATCTTTGCCCTCATACTGCAAAGCGTTGGACAGGCGGGCGATTTCCTCACCGTCACCTGTTGCCGTTTCAGACCGCACATAAGAGCAGGGAGTGCCGCTCATGTAGCCTGTGTAGAAGCCCACGCACTCATTGGCGTGGTTCTCTACAATGCGATTGGTAATTTCAGCGTGATACTCCTTCGTGCGATTGAGGACAGGCTGACTACCCAAATAGTAGTTGTGTAGAAAGCGAATCTCGTTCTTGTTCAGCAGATGAATAGGCTCTGCCTTGCCAGTGACCACTTTCAGCACGTTTGCTTGATTGATTTCCGTCTCCGGCGTTTCAATCGGTCTGCGTCCGGTCAGCGGCTCATTCAAAAAGCCGTCAACAACTATCTGATACTCAGCCATGTTTTCCTCCTTTCCGGCAAAATAAAAAGCGCAGCAAGACAAACCTGTTAAGGTCTATCTCACTGCGCCAAAACTGCGCTTCAAAAGCTATTTACTTTTCCGGTGGATGGATAATTTTTACCCATCCTTCCCTTGTGTCTCCTTCGATAACGCCCTTGCATCTGTCGCACTTGAAATGGTATCGTCCGTCTACTTCGCCAAGATAGCGGTTGCAGCGGACGTTCTTATAGATGGGATTCTGCCTGATACAAGGGCAACAGATTCTAACTAGCATAAACGCTCCTTTCGTTGGATTTCTGGAAACAGGCTGTTGAGTACAGACCTGTCAGAAGCTACTGGGAAACTGTTCGCACTTCCAGCCGTGCTATTCTTCGCCCGAAGAAAACCATTGCAGCCTTTACATTCAGTTGTCGGACAGACGTAAATGGGTCAGCTGCAATTTTGGTGCTGCATAATGGATTTGAACCAATGTATGTCCGGTTATGAGCCGGATGCTCTAGCCTGACTGAGCTAATGCAACGTAAAAACCCGGCTTGATTGGTTAACCGCTGCTCTTTGCAAAAGGAGAAAATTCAAAAAAGCCTTTTACATCGAGAGCCGGGAATAGCGGTGAG